ACCTGGTACTCGGACCAGGTGGCCGACCAGGCGACGCGTACCAGGCCCGCGTCGGCCAGGTGCACCAGCTGGACCAGGCGTAGGCGGGCGCTCATACTGCGCACCTGGTGGCGGCATCACACAATGCCACGCGGCCGGGATCGGCCAGGCTCCAGGCGGCCGCGTCATAACCCGGCAGCGCTCGACCACTGGCCGACGCGCGCCCGGCCGGATCGGCCAGGGCGACGGCGGCGCGCCGGATCGCGACCAGGTATCCGAACGCATCCGAATCATTCCAAAGTGACCAGTCGCAAGCCTGGTAATCCAGGCAGTCGCAAGCCTTGACAATGGCCACCGGGGCCAGGTCGACACCGGCCGAGCGATCCAGGCCACCGAACGGGACCAGCTCGGAATCGTGGCGGCCCTGGTAACGCTCGGAAAATGCCGCGCGGTTCGCACTGGCCAGGACATGCGCCACGGCGTCGGGTGACGCGTCCAGGTTTAGGCCCGCGTCGGCACCCTGGCGAATAGCCCAGGCCACCAGGGCGGAAACGTGGTAATCAGGAACAACAAAACAGCTCATAAAAAATTCTCGCTTTCTAGGTTGACGCCGGGCGGGATCGCCCGGCCGTTTTATTTTAGACTAAAAAAAATAACTGAGTGCAACAAATAAAAAAGCCCGGCCGACCTGGCCAGGCTCGGCGGCCAGGTCGGCCGGGTTACGCGGCGACGCCCAGGTCGGCGTCGGCCTGGGCGGGCTTTGCCTGGGCGAGGGCGCGGGCGGGCATGCGGTAAGGGTGGCCCCGAACGTCGACCACGTGCCAGCCCCGGCGCGGATCGGCCGGACGCTGCAGCTGGTACACCTGGCCACCGTAGGACACCCAGGCACCGGCCACCGGCGCGGGCTTTGCCTGGCGGGCGGCATGGTAGGCCCGGACACGATCGCGCCACTGCGCAGCAGACCCGTCGCGCTCGGCATGCGGAGCGTCCAGGTAAGACAGCGGACAGTCGACGGCATACGGCCCGGCGGTTTCGTCCAGGTCTTTATAACCCCAGCCGTCGCCCTGGCCGGAGCGCAGTAAATCCAGGCAAACCCAGTGTAAGCCGGTGACGCGCTCATGAATTAGGTGCCAGTGATGCGAACCGGTGACGCATGCGCGCACCAGCTCCACACGATCGCCGAAACGCTCAGGGCGGCGCAGGTGCCGGACCAGGGCGGCCCGGGTTTCCCATTGTGGAGAAAAAAGCCAGCCCATGATCACGCCCCCACGGTTTCAGTGGCCAGCAGATCAACGGCGCGGGCCTTAAGCGCCGCACCGGTGCCAAACCAGGCCGATTCGATCCGGGTATTGTTGGAGCGGCCGCGCTCATGGTCGACCAGCTGGGTTATTGCGTTAAGCATCGCCCAGCGGGTCCCGGCCACGCCTGGCAAGTCAGAGCCTATCGCCTGGCCGTTGAATAGCTGCATGATCCGAACGTAGGCCTTTGATTCAGTTACCGGGCGCGCGCTCGAGTGATACGGGCGCAACCGCTCGGAAACAAACACGTCGGCCTGGTCGCGATCCATGGGAGCCCCGGCGAGCTGGCGGGACTGCACTAAAAACCCCTCGAATGCGTTCGCCACAATGCCCAGCTGCAGCCGCACCGATTCAGGATCGAAGCGCTCGGAATGCAGGACCCGGACGGCGCTTTTTAAATAGCCGGTGTTTATCTCGCCTTCACCACGGACCACGCGGCCGCCACTGTAGCCACCGACGGCGGCCGTTATGGTGTTATTGCAAACCACACGGATTGCCGTAAACTTTGCGACTGTCGCCATGGTCCCATCGTAAGACGTGCCCAGCAGTAAATAGGGTTTCACCAGGTCGCCGTCGACCACGGGCGCAGCATCGCCCACGCTGGCCAGTGCCCATACCCGGCGGCCGTCACTCAAAGCCCCGGCGGTTTCGAGCTGAAATCCCCCCCAGGTCGACCAGGGCCCGGAAAAAATCCATCACCTGGCCGGGCTGCACCACGTTGTATGCATTCGACACGACGGCCAGGGGCGCGCCGGTGTCGGAGCGGTGCAACACTTTACGAGCTGGCCAGGTTTGCAGCTCGGTCGCGGCCGGTGTCGAATACTGCACGGGGGATTCGAGCACGTCATAAGCCAGGCCTGCCTCACGGGTCCAGGTTTCAATTGTGGCCCCAGGTGTTAAGGCCTGGCCCAGGCCATGCCATGGGGTTTGTCCGGTGTATGCCATGGCGGCGCGGCCGGTGGTTTCGTCGATCATGTGTGCCATTGTGAATTCTCGCTTTCTAGGTTATGCCGGGGAAAATCCCCCGACGGTTTATTTTAGTCTGATATTTTTGCTTTTGTCAACAAATCAACAAAAAATATTTTATGCCGCCAAACCCAGGTCCCCTGCCACGTGATGGCGCAGCAGCGAGCCCGGCGGCAGCGAACGGGCGAAGCGCTCGAGCTCGGCCGCATCGTCCAGGTGGCCGCCGGTTTTTGTTTTTTCCCAGGCCAGGCGAACGGGCCCGGTGTTACCGTAGCAGCCGCCCGGGGCATCGTCGCCGACCAGGCGCGCGCCGCTACCATGCGCCACAAACACGACCACATAATCACGGTCACCACGTGCGCACAATGGGCGGCCGCCCCCGCACTGGTCGCAGCTGAAAGTGTCGGACAGCTCGGCCGGGCATTGCACGAAGCGCACGCCCTCGACAGTGAACGGCCACACGGTGCCGGACGGTGCGGCCACCACGGCCGGGCGGCCAATGGCCAGGGCGGCCAGGGCCTGGGGGATCGTGTCGCAGCTCGCATTGATCACGGTCTCGCCGGGCGCGGGCACTGGCAGCAGGTCAGCCGGAAAATGCGAATATGTCCAGGCCTGGCCGTTACGGGGCACGGCATGCCGCAGGGCCCGCAGGTAATCCGCGTCGATCAGGTCGGCCGCGTGCTCGCCCTGGGGATTCAGTGCACAGGTTTTCGGGCATGTCGCGAACACGTTATGCGCGCCGGCCCGGTAGGTTACGGCGATGGGGCCGGTTTTTTTGTTGGCCGAATGTTTTACGGTTTTAAGCATGATTTTCTCGCTTTCTTTCTTTCTAGGTGGCCGGGCGACTGCCTGGCCTAGAATTATTATAGTGCAACAAATCCACTTGTCAACTGCCCACGCGAAAAAAAACCCGGCACGCGGCCGGGCGGGGTGAAAATGCGCCAGCTCAGGCCCGGCGGTCGGCCAGGGCCTGGTCGGCCTCGGCCGCGCATGCGCGCCAGGCGTTCCAGGAGATAAAGCCGGTCTCGGCGTCGGGCGGCGTCTCGGTGGCCAGGATATCGGCCGCATAGTTGCGCATCGCTTCAAGCACAAAGGCCTGCATGAGGGGGCCGGTGCTGGCCTGCTCCATTATCCGGACTACAAATTTTATGTTTGTTTCGCGTGTCATGCTGGCCCCTTATGGTCGGATTGCAAAAGTGTTATTTGAGAAAAAGTCGCGCAGTTTTTCGTCCAGGTCGACGTTCTCCAGTAATTTGTCGACGTCGATGTTCTCCATCAGTTTGTCAACGTCGACGTTCGACAGCAGTTTGTCATTGTCCAGTTCCCCCGCCAGGTCGGACAGGTCGATCTCGCCCGCGATGTCATGGAGCTGGCCTTCGGTCAGCTCGGCCGCCAGGTCGGACAGAATGATATTTTCCCCAACAGTCGCGAGCTGGGTGTCGCTCAGGTGCTCGGCAATGTATTCGAGCTGGGTGTTCGAAAACATCGGCAATTGCGACAGGTTGTCGCTGGCGTGGGTCGCCAGCTCCACGCGGACCATATCGGCCACCAGGGGGCGAAGCTGCTCGGCGAGGTCTTTGACCAGCGCCTGCATGATTGAGTTGAATTCCATGTCTTTCTCACTTTCTAGGGTTGATGGCTTTGCGAATCGCTCGGCCTAATTGGATTGTATATCTACTTTTGTCAACTTGTCAACTGCCGCCGCCAAATATTTTATGGAACAGCCAAAAGCCCAGCAAACGGCGAACCAGGCTGCCGGTTTGTGCTTCCTTTAGTTCCGGGTCTGGTGGCGGTCTCAGTTGATGCCGACGCGCCTCTTCCAAGCGCTTTCGGTCTCGCCTTCTCATCGGTCACTCGTTTCTGTTTTTCATAATTTCTCACTTTCTGGTTTGCCTGGATGATCCCAGGTCGAATGATCCTAGCACAACTTTCGCATACAAATCAACTGTCAATCAAATGTTTTCTGAGCTCAGACCAGGACACGCCGGTCCACGGCCACCGGGCCAGCGCGGGGGTATCGACGCCCAGGGTCGCCAGGTCAATTGCCTGCTCTCCGCAAAACAGCAGCAGTTCGGACTTGCTGGCATGCGTCGTGCCGGCCGGTTGGTATTGCACCAGGATGTAGGTCGGGCAGCGCAGGTCAGCATGTTTGATGTGAAAGGCGACCTGGTGGGGCGACAGGGCCACCTTGCGGCCGCGTTTGACCACCTTGAGCTCGACCATGACAAACAGGCCATGCGGGAATGCCAGCAGGCAGTCCGGGATGCCCAGGTTGACCCGGGACTCAATCCGGGTGAAATGGGAGTTTGGGAGGTTTTCTTTCAGGCGTTTGTACAGGTTCGCCTCCGGTTTCAGGGCCATCGTTTTCCTCCTCTTCGGGTTCTTGCTCGATCTGCTTGGGCGTCACGTCCACAATCGGCCCCGCAATGCCGCCGTACAGGCGTTTGATTTCTTCGAGCTTGCGCATGACCTCTTCTTTGCTCATGCTGTCGATCGTGCCGTGGCGAATTTCTTTGCGATCGATGTAAATCGACCCCAGGGCCTGGCCCCTTCGGTATTCGGCCTGGACGGCCGCACCGTATGCGCCAGCCTGCAGCGCCTGGTCGCGGATAACCTGCAGGTCTCGCATGTGCCGCTCGAACGTGGTGCCGTACTTTTCGCCCAGCTCGCGCCGTCGCTCCTGGATCGCGGCCACGATATGCGGGCAAATCTCCGGGTCGGTCAGTTCGCGCGCCCGGCTCTTTGCCCATGACTCGCTGTACCCGGCTCGGATCGCCGACTCCTTCAGGGTGACGTGCCCGTCGCCCGCGCAGAATTCTTCGACAAACTTCCATTCCTGGGCCGTCAGCACCCGGGGCTTGTGGGCTTTGACCGGCCCGGTCACCCGGGCTTCGACAACAGCAGACCTCCCGCCCAGGCTCTTGCCGGCCAAAAAGGCCTCGTCCTTGGACGTTCCTGCGCGGCCCATCAGGCCACCCGCCACAGTCGCCAGCCTTCTTCGCCGTAGCGCCGACACGTGAAACGTGTGCCTGGGTGGCGTTTAGAGTACATGTAGGCCGCGCTACGCAAGTTCTTGATCCATGTGGCGTCCACCACCAAAAAACTGTCCCCAAGGGCCATATCAGGGAATGGGTAACGCTCGCGGGGATCGATGCCGCCGGGCAAGGGGATGTTTTTGTCAATTTTCATGGCTACATTGTGCAACAAAACCACAGCCAACGCAACTACAGGGACCTAGACCTTACGTTTTCGTGGTTTTATATAACTATTTCTCAACTTCATTTACGTATACAAGCCCAAAAAAAAGTCGCGCGCGCATTTTATAAGAATTACACCATTACACTTGTTCAAAACACCGTAATCACTCATAACC